GGCCTGGCGGATGGCTGTCAGCATCGGCAGGCCCACCGAAGTCCAATGGTCGTCGTTGCCGGAGTCTAACTTGCCTAGGCCAGCCAAGATTTTATCATGGTCGGCTATCTTCGGCTCCGTCTCCTCGGGAATCCCGGCGTGTTCGTATCCGTCCCCCTCGGGGTCGCCCTTGCCTGCGGCGTCGTCTGGAGCGTCGGGCGAATCATCGACCTCGACGAGAGAGGGTGGCGTCTCGGCAGTCCCCGCCCGGCCCGGCTGAACGTCGCTGATAACCGGGTAGTCCTCAAGCCCAATCTCCTCCGATTCGATAGGGTCACGGTCGCCATGGTCTACTCCCTTCCATACATAGGGGGCCAGTTCTCGATCTTGGAGCCACTGGTCTCCTACAACATGTACTTGATAGGACTTATGTAGGTATCGAATAGCGCCTAGCAGACCGGTCATCTCACGTCTCAGGGTTAGCTCCCCGGCACGGAAGATCCACGTTTTCAACTGCATGGTGCGACCCTCGTGCGGGCCTTTGATCGCCAACTTTACATAAGCCATTGTGCTACCTCTAAATCATCATATTATTATGGGGCAGAGGGGGCGAGTGTGCCCCCTCTTGGTCAAGGGTTAATTAGACGTTCTTCACCATAACTGGCACGCTAGGCGTGTCATAAGTAGCAGAACTCCATGCAACTTCGAGTGCATCGCTGGAAGCGCCTTCACTCGTAATGGCGCCGATGATGCCGGGGATAGCGGTGGCGTCCTGCTGAGCAGGGGCCGGCGCGTAGACCAGAACTTGAACGTGGTGGTCGCCTAGCCCGTCCGTGGTTTCAGCAATAGTCAAGGTAGGGGACAAATAAGAAGAACCCGCAATGGAGGCCGTCGCGTTAAGCGCAGTAACCAGCAAGGCAGAGATTTCGTCAATCGTGTCGTCGGTGGCATCACCAACAGCACTTACGTCGGCCACAACAGCTTTTGTGGCAACGTTAGAGACGATGACTCGGAACGTCCAGTCTTGCCACTCATCAACAGGTTCCAAGATTTCGGTTACAGTTGCGTCCGACCAATGGCCGTCACTGTCACCGGGATATTGAACCTGAGCGACGCCAATAGCGTCGGCGGCATCAGCAGCGAAGACCACAGCAACGTCGGACGGGCCACGGAGGGTCGCGCCGACTTTTTCTGGATCCATTTTAACTAGATACGATGGCATTTGAGTGCCCTCCTAGAAAGATGATACTAGATAAAGTAGAGGGGGCGAGTGCCCCCTCTTAGGTCAGACTGTATCAGTCCTGGATACCGTCGGCGCAGGCAAGGCCCTTCTCAGAAAACAGCGCGAGGCCGGTGTACCATTTGACGCGCCAAATGCGCTCATCCTTCGTGTGGGAGACGCCAACGTCTTCAACACCGATACCAGCAGAGTTTTCGGCAGTCAGGCCAGAGAGGCCCATCTGGCGAGAACCTTCGTCCAGCGTTCCAGCGAAGATCGTGCTGGTAGACGTGGAGGCACCCTTGGTCTGGTTAATCGGGATGTAGTCGTTACGGAAGATCGGCACCGCGCGGTAAGCAGGAACCTGAGAGCCGGAAGGCAAGGTTACAACTTCGTTGATGCTCGCGCCGCCGAGGCCGCGCAGGAGAGCCATGTACGAACGCAGCGTGCGAGCGTGCATGGTGATGTAGTCAACCTGGCCGTCTTTATCCGTAACCAGATCCATCAGCTCATCAAGAATCTCGAAGGTCAGGGTAGAACCATTGACGCCGGTATCTACAGTCTGGCCTGCAACGCACAGGTCAATGAGGCCATTGAACTCGAAGTTCGTGCCGTCACCATTGATGAACAGATCCTGATATTGACGGCCAGCAGACTTAGCTTTAGAAGCGATCTGCACAGCGGTCTGGTCGTTGCCATCCGAAGAGCGAGTAGCCTGAATCAAACCATTCACCTCGGCATCGCCAAGAATCGTGGTCAGAGAGCTGGTTACCTGAGTGAACGTGGCAGGGTTCTTGGCAGCTTGACGAGCGGCCAAGTTGTCGCCAGCGGATGCATCGGGGCCGATGACACCATCAGTGTCGCCAACGCCAGTCATCGCTACAGCGCCGAGCACGTTTTCGCGGTTATAAGCAAGAGCATTGCCGGAAATGCCATCGAAAGGCAGCACTTCAAACATGCGGTTAATGGTGATGATGTTTTCGATAACACCAACAATCAGCTCGTCCTGAGCTAATTTGGCCGATTCGGCCAGCGTGACAGTAGCCATACTAGAATTCCTCCAAAGTTGAGCCTAGTAGTTAATAAAACAAAGTATATTTCGAGTGGCATCTCGCCGGATTAACCTCTAGGCTCACCCTGGAGGCATAGTAATCTAATAGTGGTAAGACAGTTACTTATGAGAATCGTTCTTATTAATGACGCCCAGAAGATAATCTGTCAAGACCGGCCTTAATCTTCTCGTTTGCCGTCATATCGCCTTTGCCGGCAGGGGCCTTACGAGTAGCAGCTCCAGGCTTGGCACCACTGCCACCCTGAACTTCACTTTCAAAAGCCCGCGCAAATCTAGCATCGGTCTTCATTTCGCCAACTAGTTCCGCTACCGACATCCAGCCGCCTTTTCCATCGCTGCGGAACTCACCAGCGGCATCCAACACACGGACTACGAAATCCTCACCATCTTGCACGACTTTAGAGCGTGCATTGATGTGAGGTAACAGAAGGTCTGCACTGCCTTTAGCTGAGGCCAGCGCTGCTCTGGCATTGTCACCTACGAGGGTGTTTTCTAAGGTACGACGCATGAAGGTCAGCTCTTCTTCCTTTTTACCCAACCCTTCGTCCAGTCGTTTCTCGTGCTCCTTTTTGATCTTGTCGAGGTTCACTTTAATGTCTTCGCCACCTTTCACTTTCGAGTGCAGGCCATTGATATGCTCTTTCAGTGCCTCCACCATATCCTCACCCTCTAACCCAAGGTCTGCAACGGTCTCCTCCCACTTCTTCAGTTGGACTCGACGTTGTGCCGACTCATCGTTAGCGGACTTCTTGACTTTTTCAACCTCGCCTAGCTTTGTGGATACTCCCACGTATGCTTCGACTAGGGGCCTTGCTACCGACGTGATTGCATAACCATCGTCTGTTTGCTCGTACAAGCCCCGATACGTTTCTGGGACTGCATTGATGTCTTCAACCGTGGCGTTTTTGTTAAAATCGAACTCCATAGCGCTACCCTCCCGGCTTTGCTATTAAAAAAGTGTGCTAGATCAACTAGCGTGTTGATATAACACAAGAATTGTGTTATATTCGAGCTATGACGTTATAAGGGGTTAAAAGTTCCTTAGACTGCCGGAAATACGCCAAAATGGCGAACTCCTCCCCTAATAGACACACTGAATATAGGCTTCCCTTGTGATCCGGTGCTCTTGGTTAACGCGGTGGCTGCCTGGTATATGTACCGGGTGCTTTCGTTCTTAGTCATTTTGAATATAAAGCCCTCACCCTTTCTCTTCAATATGAAGTACATGTGGTCATCTACTACGGCACGGCCTATTATGACGTAATCCCCTATTGGCATGTCTGCCGGGGTGTATACCCCCTCCATTTCTGCTACCGGGGCGTCTTGCGAATTTGCAACATCTGCTCCGAAAACGAAACAGACGGCGATGAGGATTAGGAGTAGCCTAGTCCCCGATCTCAAGGTATATGCCTTCATCTATTAGTATCTCCGGTTCTGCAACCAAATCTTTCTGCTCTTTATCTATCTGGTTGGCGAGCATGGATTGCTGGTCCTTGTGAACTCTCTTCACGTTGGACTGCCACTCATCCTCAGTGATCCTGGCTTGAACAGGTATGACTGCAATGCCAACGTTTCCTGAATGTTCATGCTCAACTCGCTGAGACGGGCGGTACTTGTCACCTTTGCGGGCGCGAAGCAGTTCCATAAGGAGCGCATCGCTATGCTTAACCTCATGGCCTACCACCATCCCTTTATAGAACACCGGCTTCTTGACACCATCTACTGCCCGGCGCACGGCCTCCGACTCGAAGAAGTCGCCGGCGGAATCCATCGTGTCATCCCAAGCTTTCGCAAACTTGGGATCTCCACGACGCCACCCGTATAATTGGTTTACCTTGACTACGCCGGCGAATGCTGCAGCCTTCTTAACTTGTGCACATTGTGCCAAGCCTTCCA